AAGCTGAACCTGAACCTGAACCTGAAGCTGAACCTGCTCCAAAAGAAACTAAAGAAGAAAAAGAAATAAAATTAGAAGAGTTAGGCAAAGAAGCACAAAAACGTATTAATGAGTTAACTCGTAGACGTAAAGAAGCTGAAGAAGCTTTAGCAAGAAAAAATGCAGAAACTGCTCAACTTGAACAAAGATTAACTGAGTTTACAAAAGGTAATATAGAATTACGTGAAGGTTCTATAAATACTAATGAAAAGATTTTAACTCAGCAACTTGAAATGGCAAAGCAAAGTTACTTAGATGCCTATGATAGTGGTAACAAAGAACAGATGCTTAAAGCTCAAGAAGTTATGTCAAAATCACAAGTTGATTTGAGTAAAGTTAGTGATAATAAAAGTGCTCTGGAAAAAGTTAAAAAAGAAATTGATACTGCTCCAAAGCAACCTACTACACAGCCAACACAGGAGTTTGATCCAAGAGCTGTAGAATGGAGTAGGAAAAAAGATAATACATGGTTTGGACAAGATCAAATTATGACTGCCTCAGCATTAGCAATAGATTTGCAACTGAAGCAAGAAGGATATGATCCAAGCTCAAATGAGTTTTATGAGGAAGTTGACAAGCGTATGCGAGAAAACTTTCCCCATAAATTCGGAACGAGTCAGCCGAAAAAAAAGACTCCTCAAGTTGTGGCAGGACAATCACGAAGCCAGCCCAAGTCCAAGTCGAAAGTTAAGTTAACTCAAGATGATGTTAGGTTAGCCAAGAAATGGAAGATACCACTTGAGAAGTATGCAGCTGAGAAGATCAAAGCAGAATCTTCTAGTGAATATACAACCATAGATCGTGGGTAGGAGGGTGTTATGAAAACTAAATTAAAATCACGTAGTGCAGAAACACGAGAAGAACAAACAAAGGAATATGAATTCAAAGAACCTAATTGGTTAGATATTCCAGATTCAGTCGTTGAGCGTTTAAAAAGCCAAGGAATGGTTTTACGTTGGATACGTATCTCTTTAAAAGGTGAAGACGACTATAAGAATGTGGGAGCTAAACAACAACAGGGCTGGGTATTTATAGAACCTTCAGAAGTTCCCGAAATGTTAGCATCGTCTGTCGTGATGGACAATGGACGCTATGAGAACTGTGTTGTCAGAGGGGATGTCGCCCTAGCCAAGATGCCTCAAGGACAAGCAGATTCCAGAATTAAGTATTATGAGCAAAAAAGTAAAGACATGGTAGATGCTGTAAATCAGCAGTTAATGTCTCAAAATGATTCTCGAATGCCTATTTCAAATCAGAGTAAAAGTAGCGTGACAAAAGGTAGGCACCCTAAGTTCCAATCTTAGTCACATTTTATAACTAACCATAAGGGAGATTAAGTATGTCTAGTACTAAATCGTTAAATGGTTTTACTCCTGCTCGTAAATGGGGAAGTGGTTCTAATTCTACTGGTACTAATCAGTATGATATTAAAACTGGCTGTGCTCCTAGCATTTTTACTGGTGATCTAGTTCATGTACAAGATGGGTACGTGAGCTTATTATCAGCATTTGATGGTAGCGTTCCTACTATGGGTGTTTTCATGGGCTGTCGTTATGAAGCCGATGGTGAACCGAAGTGGTCAGGATACTGGCCCACTGGAACTTCTGCAACAAATGCGAGAGCATATGTCGTAGATGATCCGTTTGCCACATTCTATATACAAGCTGATGCATCTGTTACTCAAGGCGATATTATGCAATATAATTTTGAAGTGACAAATACTGGGGGTAATACCTTTACTAAAAGATCTGATATGGGAGTGGATGCAGCTAGTCGTGTAGCGACTGCAGCAGCTGTAGTTCGTCCTATCGGAATTAAAAAAGAACCGGGTAACGCTATTGGCGATGCTTATCCGATTGTTGAGGTGGAATTACTTCATCATCAACTCCGTATAACAACTACAACTTAGAATAAGGAAGGAATAACAAATGGCTATAAATAGAGCTAGTATTGCTAAGCAACTTGTTCCCGGACTTAATGCTATTTTTGGTATGGAGTACGGAGAAGTTGCCGATGAGTTAACACCTCTTTTTGAGACTGAAAACTCTGATCGTGCCTTTGAAGAAGAAGTTCTCTTCACAGGTTTTGGGTCAGCACCTGTAAAATATGAAGGTGCTGCCGTAACATATGACAACGCACAAGAGTCATACACAGCTCGTTACACAGCTGAAACTATTGCACTAGCATTCAGTGTTACTGAAGAAGCTATGGAGGATAATCTTTATGATACATTCTCTAAACTTCGTGCAAGAGGTTTAGCACGTGCAATGGGTAACACTAAACAGGTAAAGGGTGCTGATGTATTTAATAATTCATTCAATAGCTCTTATACTGGTGGTGATGGTGTAGAACTATGTAGTGCAAGCCACCCAATCGTTGGTGGTGGTACACAAAGTAACCTTATAGGTTCTGGTGGTACTGTTGATTTGTCTGAAGCTGCTCTGGAATCAGGGCTTGTTTCAGTACAAACATGTAAAGACGACAGGAACATTTTGATCGGTTCCAATGCTGTTTCAATACACATTGCACCCGGTGAACAATTTGCTGCTGATCGTATTTTAAACAGTCCATATAGAGTGGGTACTGCTGATAACGATATAAATGCTGTTAATCATCAAGGATTAGTTCCTAATGGTTATTTTGTAAATAAAAGATTCTCCGATGCAGATCGTTGGTTCTTGAAAACAGATGTTCCAAACGGAGCAAAGCATTTTGTGAGAGCACCTTTGTCAACTAAAATGGAGCCTGATTTTGATACAGGCAACCTACGTTATAAAGCTAGAGAAAGATATTCTTTCGGCTGGTCTGATTGGCGTGGCTATTTTGGTTCCACAGGAGCTGGATAACTAACAAATTAGGGGAGTAGTTTTAGGATTATTCCCCTTTTATTAATTACTTCTGACAGCGAAAGCTGACAGTAGCCAAGACAGGAGGAAAACATGGCTAATACAACTTTTAATGGTTCCGTTAGATCTGAAAATGGGTTTAAACAAATAACCTTGGATGCAGCTGGAGCCGCAACAGATAACTTTACTGTAGATTCTAGTGGTAATGTATCTGGTACTGGTACTTTAAAACTTACTGGTCAAGCAAACATTCGTATAGCAGTAGATAATACTACTTATAATACTGGAGGTGCTGTTACAGATACTTTAACTGCAGCAGAAAGTGGAACTATTTTTAATATAGATGGAACTGGTGATATTGTAGTTAATATGCCAGCACTTAGTACAGGTAATGTAGGACTTTGGTATGAATTTATTGTAACTACTGCAGTTGGTGCTGGTACAACAGTGACATTCGTTTTACCGGGATCAGCAGTTTCTAATTTTTATGGTGCAATATCACTTATGGGTGGTAGTGCAGCTAATCCTGCTAGTGATGTTGCAGGTGATACTTTAAGTTTACCTAACTCAACAGTTGTTAATTCAAGAGTTAGACTTACTTGTGTAGTAGATGATGGTACTAATTCGACATGGAAAGCTGAAACACTATCTTCACCAATAGCAACTATTGCATAAACTTTTATAAGTAGTGAACATAGTTTATAATTGAGGGAGGGTAAAAGCTCCCTCATAATAGGAGATTAAAAATGTCAACAAACATTAAAGTAGCTCAAGTAGCAGGTGGAGCAGGAGGAAATGGTATCTTTGTAGGTATTACTACAAGTGCCACACTTTCAGATTCACGTGTTAGAGCTTATAGTTATGCATGTACTGTAGCACAAGAAATAGTAATTGCAGATCAAGATGGTCCTCAAATAAAACAAGCAGTTCTTGCAGCAAATACTGCAGATACAATATACATGACTGACATGGGAATAAAAATAAATGGAAAAGTTTCTGCTTCTGGTGTCACTAATAATGGCAAAATCTATCTGTATTATGGATAATAGATATGGATTATACATCATTAGTCAGTGCAGTTCAGGCAGCAACAGAAAATGATTCTACTGAATTTATAGGGAGTCTACCAGATATTGTAGGTAGAGGTCAGGGAAGATTGATCTCTGATATTGATGATCTGGGATTAACTACTTATACAAGTATTGCAGTAAGTGCTGCAAATGCTCATGTAAGTGTTCCTGTGAATGGAGAATTAATTAAGAGTTTTACTGTGAAAAATGGTGGAACTAAAACTAATTTATTACCTAGAGAATATTTATACCTTACTGATTACTGGCCCGTATCGGCTAGTACAGCTGATCCAAAGTATTATGGATTAAAAACTAATACACAAATTCAAATCTCACCCACACCAGTATCCACTGTTGATGGTGAGATTTCTTACGTAGCCAGATTAACAACACTTACATCTGCTACACCAACTAACTATCTTACCGAACATTGTCCAGAAGCAATATTCAATGCCTGTATGCTAGAGTCTGCATATTATATGAAAGACTATAGTACCATACAATTTTGGCAGGGTGAATATAATCTTGCTGTTGGACGTGTGAGAAATCGTTCAAGACGTTCCAGACAGGACGATATGCAAACTAACTGGAGTCCTGCTGGAACTCCAAATACTATAGTAAAGGGAGGAAACTAAAATGTCACAGCAACAAAAAAATTGGGTAGAACGGAAGTTAGAAAAGATACACAGGAAAGCAGGTGATAAGCTTGTTGAATTAACAAAAAAATATGTTCACCAAATTCCTGAAGATGAACCTGATTTTGATGCTTCATTATTTGAACCTGATTCAAAATCTAGTGGTGGAAAAATAGTAGCATCACTTTATAGTAAGGGAGGAAAAGTATAATGAGTATGCAAATAGGAGAAGCTTGGAAAACAAGAGATAAGAATAAGAAAAAAGAAGTGAAGAAAAAGAAAGAAGTGGTAAAAAAGGAAAATCCTAATAGGATACATGCAAATGTAGAAACTAGAGTGAAAAAGAAAGAAAATCCTAATAGGATACATGCAAATGTAGAAACTAGACGAAAGTTTACAGATGAATTTATGCATGATATGTCTGATCCTT